CCTTGTATGGTTTATTGGTTGATGACGAAGAAGCTCCTGAGATTTACACCGCTGCTACTAAGTTAGACCAGGCTGCAATATGCTATGAAGAGGCATTTAGAATGTGTGATAATGAATATTTGCAGGGCGAAATAACTGCAAAGTTTAACAGCCATAATAATAGAACTATTGTGGCAGGTAACGGCAAAATGAAACCGCTAAGTTCGGAACATAAAACGCTAGATGGATTAAATCCTCACTACGCAATCATTGACGAATACCACGCCCACCCGAATGACGAACTTTACAACGTAATCAGAAACGGTATGGGGGCGAGGTCGCAGCCGTTACTTTTCACCATTACAACAGCGGGCTTTAATCGTGAAAGCGCGTGCTATAAACACCGCGAATATTGTCAGAAAGTCCTTGAAGGGCAAATTGAAGATGACCGTTTGTTTGCAATCATGTACAGTTTAGATGCGGGCGATGAATGGACGGATGAAAAGAATTGGGTAAAGGCAAACCCAAACTACGGCATAAGCGTAAACCCTGACCATGTTATTCAGCAACTAAGCGAAGCCAAAGAGATTAAAAGCAAAGAGGTAGAATTTAGAACTAAACTACTTAACGAGTGGACGGATAGCGCAATAACATGGATAGCAGACAGCACATGGAAACAGGGGGCAAAGGCGGTTGAAGTTGTATCGGGTGCAAAATGTTGGGCGGGGCTTGACCTTGCATCTTCAAAGGACTTTTCAGCCGCTTGCAGGGTTTTTGAAACCACACGCGGCATTGAAGCTGAGTTTAAATTTTGGCTACCTGAAGAAGCAGTTAAAGAACGCAAAGACGGGGCGGGCGATAGCATTAGAAAGTGGGTTGATATGGGTTATATCGTTGCAACGCCCGGAAACGTAACCGATTACGATTACATAAAACGTGATTTGTTAGAATGGTTTGAAGATTACGAATTGCAAACTTTCAATTATGACCGCTATAATAGTACCCAATTAGTCATTAATTTGATGAATGAGGGGCTGCCAATGAATGCATACTCTCAGGGTATTATCAGCATGAACACGCCTGTGAGAGAAATAGAACGGCTTGCAGGGCGCGGGCAATTAATACACGGGGGCAATCCTGTAATGAATTGGATGATTAGCAATGTGATGTTAAAATCAGATAGTGGTGGTAATGTGAAGATCGATAAGGAACGGAGTAGTGCAAAGGTTGACGGACCAGTAGCTTTAGCGATGGCATTAGCGGGATATTTGGATGAACAGCGTGAAGATAAATCAGAATGGTTTGAGCCAATTTACCTATGACGGATAAAGAGATAAGAATACTTATTAACCCCCGGGAATTTGTAAACGCATGGTTCAGGATGCTTCCACATTACCCGACATACAACGCGGCTTATGAGGCTTTGGAGGATATTTACGAGGATTATTTCGGAAGGCGTAAGTACAGCAGTTATAAAAGTTTTGAGGTTATAAAAAATAGAATTTATCAATCTGGCAAAAAGTAGTATCTTTGCATTGTTTGTTTCATGATATTGAAGGGGGGCGGCTACGGTTGCCCCTTTTTCTATTATATTTGCAAAGCCCGGTCAAAGCATAGCAAACGAGTGGTTAATCATTGCCACTTGTTTGCAGCCCCTTTTTTAATTCAAAAGTTTACACTATATTTGCAGGTATGGAACAAACATTAAAAGACATCGCTGCAAAACATGGATGGAGAAAATATATGCCGTTTGGAATGGGGGCTGCCATTCATTGTGATTTTTACAAGTGGTTTGATACTGACCATGTAGTTACTAATTACGATGAAGCCAAACAATGCAATACTGAAGATGAAGGAGTTTACCATGTTTATACCGTTGGTAAACAACCAACTAAGAGAAAGATTACAAAAGAAGCACTTACACAAATAAGTCCAGAACTATTAAAAATAATTGTACCATGAGCAAACTAATCATTGACATTTGCCTGTCAGACATTCCAAAGGAAGTAATGACTGAGGCTAAAAACGGCAAAAAGTACGTTAAACTTTGACTTGTTGAACGCAAAGAAGCCGCCGAAATGGTGGCTTTTTTGTTTTCAAACATTGTTTGCCACACTAAAAAAACGCCCTTGCTAATATTGCAAAGTGCGGATAGTAGAGAGATTTCAACAAAAGCGCATCAGCGAGGGTAAATTTACCATTGCAGAACGCGCTATCATTGCAGAGGTTGAAAGGCGTTCAACTACCTCAGCCCCTTCTAAATGGCTGATTGATGCACTTACGGACCAGTTAGGAATGAACAACCAAAGCGGCAAGCCTGTCAATGATAAAACGGCTATGTCAATCGCTGCTGTTCATGCGTGCGTAAGGGTAATATCTGAGGCACTTTCTACCATGCCTTTAAAGTTGGTTAGTACAAACAACAGACAGCGCGTTTATGATACAACTTCACCCGCTGCAAGTGTTATTCGCGAACCTAACCCATATCAAACAGGTGTTCAATTCAGAAAACAACTGATTGCGGTTGCTGTTTTAAAGGGTAATTCATACGCTTATATCTTCCGAGATGGCAGCGGAAACCCTATCAATGTTTTACCGATACAGGGTGCAGAAGTGCAGGCGGTTATTAATAACGGTTCACTTTATTACAAAGTATCAGGCGAAAGATTAAGCGGCATTCCTGAAATTATATCGGCTTACGATATGATACACTTAAAAGGTCTTTGCATTGATAACAGTTTTGAGGCAATCAGTCCGATTAAGTACCATGCACAGACATTAGGCATTGATTTAGCGGCACAGGGTGCTTTAGCGGCCACCTTCAAAACGGGTTCTAAAAAGTTCCTGTTAACTTCTGAAAAAGGCAACTGGGGTGTAGAACAACAGACATTCACTAAGAAGTCATTAGAAAAGGTACTAAACAACGAGGAAAATACTGTAGCTGTTCCGAGTGGCGTTAAAATGGAAACATTGAGCCTATCCCCACAAGAGGCTGGATATATTGACGCACATAAAATGACGGCTGAGGATGTTGCCCGTATGTTTGGTGTACCTGCCTCAATGATAGGCGCGGATAGCAACGCAAATAAATCATCTGTTGAACAAGATTACTTGAACTTTATTCAGCAGACCTTAAATCCGTGGGCGGTTAACATTGAGGCGGAGTTAGAAAAGAAACTTTTGCCGGAACGTGATAAAGGTGTGAAGCAGTTTAAACACGCATTCCAGTCATTATTGAAAGCAGACGCGCAAAGCCGTGCAGAGTTTTATTCAAAGATGCTTAACGTGGGTGCAATGACACCCAACGAAATAAGAATGTTTGAGGATATGAACCCTTATGAGGATGGTGATGTCAACGTATTAAATGTTAACCACATTCCAACAGGGCAACTGACTGAGTGGATTAACGCTAAAATTGAAGCAATGAACGCCCAAGAGGCGGCAAACAATAACCCAAACGGGAACAACTAAAATGGAAAAGAGAATAATTACAATTAATACCGAAGTCAGGGCTAAAGAAGGCGAAAAGCCTGAAATAGTAGGGCGTGGTGCAGTTGTTGGCACTGCAACTGATTTAGGATGGATTGAAGAAGAAATTGCGCCTGATGCGTTCCGCGAAGCTGATTTATCTGATGTAGTTGTGGCATTTAACCACGATTTAAACATCATATTAGGCAGAAATACAGCGGGAACGGCTGAAATTACCGTAGATGAAAGCGGCAATTTGAACTACCGCGCTCATGATATTGACCTTGAAAACCCAAATGTAAAGGCAGCGGTAAGATATATTGAACGTGGTGAAGTATCAAAATCTTCATTCATGTTTGAAATTAAGTCCTACGGTTGGGAAGATAGCAAGGTTTACGGCAAATTAATGAAGCGTGTTATTACTAAAGTTGGCAAAGTCTATGAGGCTGGTCCGGTAACATTCCCAGCCTATGACGATACTTCAGCAGACGCGAGAAATAAAGTCCTTGAAGCGCGTTCAAAATGGATTGAATGCAACGAAACTCCAACGGAACATCAAATTGATGATGAAACGGAAAAACGCGCATACTGGCAAAACTACTACGAACTTATAATTAAGTAAACAATGAATACACAACTCAAACTGAAAGAAGCCCGTGAGGCTTTTGGAGTAAAGGAAGCAGAATACCGCAACCTTTTAAACTCTGATGAAAAAATGACCCCTGAATTTCGTTCAAAATTGGATGCAATGAAAGAGGAGATTGAAAACCTGAAAGCCGATGTAACCCGTTGGGAACAGGCAGAAGATGCAAACAAGCGTTCTATTCCTGTAACCTTGTCAACTGAAAACAGCGAACAGAAAGAAATCAGCAAAAACTTTTCTTTCAAACGTGCTATTGACATGGCTCGCACTGGTAAGATGGAAGGCTTTGAAGCAGAAATGCACCAAGAAGCTGTTAAAGAATATCGCAACAGCGGTATTGCCGTGCAGGGTGTAGGTATTCCTACGATGGTTTTACACGCCCAAAAACGTGATATGACAGCAACAGGTGGAACCCCGGCAGGTGTTGAAGGTGGTTATGCCGTACAGACCTCAGTTGGTGGTTTGATTACTGCGTTATCTCCTAAATTGGTTTTGGCTTCTTTGGGTGCAACTATCTTTGATAACCTGACTGGTAACTTAGATTTGCCTTCATTCGGAACTGAGCCGACTGCGGCATGGGAAACTGAAACAGGCGCAGCCGAT